ATACAGGCCCTGGGCCCGCTCCTCGTCGCTCAAGAGCTTGCGCTTGGATTCCTCCTCCCACAGCTTCAGCCAGGGGAGCAGGCTGTAGACCACGAACTCGATCGACTGCACCTCGATGTTGTTAAACGTGCTCCGCAGGAGGTGGCCGATCAGGTGCGGCGGCACGCCGTACCAGCGGGCCATCTCCTCCACGTTGTGCTGGCGGGTCTGAAGGAACTGGGCGTCCTCGGCCGAGATCGGCAGGAGCGTCACTTCCATCCCTTCCTGGAGCAGCGCCGTCTTCCCGGCGTTGTAGGGCCCCTGGTGCATCTCGTTCCACTGCCGCCGCAGCTCATCCCGCTGCTCCTTGTCGACGATTTTCCGCGGGTGGCGGAGGACCGCGCTGGGGCGCGTGCCGTTGCCGAAGTAGGCCGCCCCGTGCCGCTCGGTGCCGATCCCGAAGCCGATCGACTCCCGCGCGGCCGCGACCACGCCGATCCCGTTGATCCCGTCTTTGGTGAGGATGCTGGGAACGTGCAACATGTCGGCGGCGGCGATCGGGGATTTCGACCCGTCGTCGTTGGTGATCTCGTACAGCAGGTCTCCTTCCTTCGTGCGCTCGGCCCCGCGCGGGATCCGCGAGGGATGAATCGGCCACAGCCGCTGCGGCCGGTCGATCGCATCGCGCTCGATCTCCGCGAAAAAGTTGCCGCTGTTGATCTGCCGATCGAGACCCAGGCAGCGGAACTGCATCGAGCCCATCTGGGGATTAGGCGCATCATGCAGCAGCGCGTGCACGGCGTGATTGGCGGCGATCGCCTTCCCGCCGCCGAAGCGGGGCCGATAGAGATTGAGCGGCAGCGAGCCGCCGGTCCCGGCCAGGATCCTCGTCGCCGCCCAGCAGGCGCTGTAGTTCTTGGCCGTCTCCTCGGTGACCGAGATCCCGGCCGTGGTCCGGCGCGTGATCGGCCCATACCAGCGGTCATCAATCGGCGACCAGGTCACGCCCAGGCGTCCCAGGCCGAAGAATTCCAAGAGGTTCACGCTCAGGCCTCCGCCGTTAAATCAGCCGCGTCAGATCAGGTCCTGGTTTTTGCCGAGGACGTCGTCGTCCTCGTGCACGTAACGCATCGTGGTGTTGAGCGACGAGTGGCCCAGGGCCTTCGCCGCGGCGTGGATCCCGGCCTTCAGGCACAGCTCCGTCGCATGCGCATGCCTCGTCAGGTACAGCACCAGGTCCTCGGGCAGGCCCGCGCGACGCACCAGCGCCTTGTAGGTCTTGGAGAGTTTCTGGCTCGTCCACGGCTTCCCGTTCTCGGCCAGGAAGATCGCCCCGGTGCTGCGCTCGCCGATCGCCGCGGCCAGGATCGCCGCCAGCTTCGCCCCCACGCCGATCTTCCGCGGCCGGCCGGTGGCCCCGGCGGTCTTGTGCTCGCGCAAGACGATCAGGCGCCGGGCCCGGTCGTACTGCTCGACCTGGGCCGCCGCCAGCTCGCCCGGCCGCGCGCCGGTCTGGCGGAGGGCGCGGTACGCCAGGAGGAACGCCGGCGAGGCGTGCCGCTCGACCGCCTGGATCTCTTCCTCGGTCGGGATCCGCTCGCGGCGCCGGCCGCGCGGCTTCTCCAGCTTTTCAAAGGGGAGCTCGGCGATCAGCTTCCGCTGCTTGGCGTAGCGGAAGATCGTCTGCACCGTGGCGATGTTCGCCCGCCGCGTGTCGTTGGCCTTGGGACTGCCGTCCTTCCGGTGATTCACGCTCCGCAGGAAGGCCTCCAGGTCGTCGTAGGTGATCGACGCCAGCTCGCGCTCCCCGAGCTGCTCGCCCAGCGCCTTCAGCCGCCCCGCGTAACTGCGGATCGTGTTCGGGCGTCGGTGCTCGCGGCAGTGCTGCATGAACTTCTCGATCAGCGTGGCGACCTTCACGGCCGTGGCTCTTGCGTTTCCGGGGAAAAGTCAGGACAAACTTAGTCACGACTGGGGCGGCCCCGATCCGCGGAGCTTGATCGACGCGATCAGCGTCAGCACCACGGCCGACGGGACGATCCAGCCCAGCGGAGGCCAGGCCTGGTGGCAGCCGTAGGCCAGGCCCACCAGGGCCGCCAGGAACACGGCGACGTCGACCAGGTTGCTCATAGGGTCAGGCTCTCCCCGCGGTCGTAGACTGAGACGCCGTCGGCGGTGATCGCCCCGTCGGTGGCCATCACGCAGGCCGTGATCCCGTCGATGGTCAGGTGGCGGCCGCCGCTCTTGGGCTTCACTGGCCGCACCAGGCCGGTCCGTTCATTGCGATCGAGGCACACGTGCCCCGCCTGCCAGGCGAGGACCTGCTGCCCGTTGTGCTCCAGGCGCCCTTCGATCATCAGCCGCTCGAAGTCGCCGCAGGGCTGCGTCATCCTCTGCGGGTTCTGGGCGAACTCCACCCGCTCCACGCCGGTCTCCCGCTCCAGGTCGGCCGTGAGCTGCTCGGCGAACTTGCGGTCGTAGCGGAGCTGGCAAGGGCGGAACCGCTGGATCAGCTCCACCAGCTCGGGGCGCAAGAGGTTCTGGTCGATCGTGTCGCCGGCGATCACGCGGAGGTCGCCCGCGTGCTCCCATCGCCGGTATGGCGCCCGGTCCGCATTCGCGTCGACGAACGACTCCGGGAGCCAGAACCAGCACAGGAGGCGGATCAGGCCCTCGAGCTGGAAGGCCAGGGCGAAGGCGGTCATGTCGCGGGTCAGCGAGAGATCGAGGCCGCCCCAGCAGGGCAGTCCCTCGAGGTCCTCTTCCGCGTAGTCGGCCTGGGCGTTCCGCCACAGCTCATTCGAGAGCCAGGGGTTGGCGGCCCGCTGCCAGATATTGAGGCGGTACATCTTGAACTGCAGCAGCTCGTCGATCGAGGGCCGGGAGCGCTGGTAGTCGGCGAGGAACTCCGCCTCGTCGACGATCCGGCCCATGGTGGGATTGGCCAGGCGGCCGTACTTCAGCGGGTTGGCCTCGAGGTCCTCGTCGCTCAGGTCCTGGGGCGCGGCGTAGATCGCGGTCAGGAGCTGGTCGTCCGGGGCGGTCCCCGCCTCGACGCGCTTCGCGTAGTTGAATCGGTCGTAGCCGTAGCCGTCGGGATTGTTGCCGGCGGTCGAGACTTCGATGTGCAGCGGCTCGCTGCGGGAGATCCCCGCGCGGTCGATCCGCTTCACGAAGTCGCGGTCCACCACGTGCACCTCGTCGATCAGGATGCTGCCGTTGAGGCCCTCCTTCGATTCCTTGGTGCGCGTGTTCGAGGAGCTCAGCGGCTGCATCAGCGATCGCGTCGGCTCGTGGGTGATCCGCGAATAGTTTTCGTTGGTGCTGCACTCCGCGCTGAGGTCCTCGCTCTGGCGGAGCATTTCCATCGCGTGTTTCCCCGCGATCTCCCGCGCCTGCTTGCCGTCCTTCGCTGCGAGGAAAACCTTCTGCCCTTGCTCGCCGTCGCCGCACAAGAGATACAGGCCCCAGGCCGCGAGCGTCGGGCTCTTGCCGTTTTTCTTCGGGACCCACACGGAGGCCTGGCGGAAGCGGCGGATCTCGCGCTTCCACCGATCGGACCAGCGGACCCAGCCGAAGAGCCGCATGGTGGTCTCGAGCTGCCAGTCCTTCAGGATCATCGGCTCGCCGGCGAGCTCGCCCTCGTACAGCCGGCAATAGGTCTGGATCCAGTTCACCACGAACAGTCCGCGGGCTTCATCGAAGGTGCAGCCGGCCGCGGCCGCGCGCTCGTCGGCGGCGTTGCGGATCCAGCGCTTCGTCAGTCTGTCGATCTTCACTTGCGTGCCCGGGCTTGGACTTTTTTCGCGCTCGGCGCTGTTTGCACCTTCATGCTCGACCGATCCGACGGTGTCATGCCGAAGGAGGCCATCAGATTCCGGATGCGATCGATGCACCGCTGCAAGCGCGTCACGGCGGGATGCACGCGGATCAGACCGCTCGCCGTGAGGTAGTAGTCGCCTTCCTTCTTGAGCGTCTTCTCGCAGCTCTCTTTTTCGTCGTACGCCTCACACAGGAGACTGAGCGCTTCGAGGTCCTGCTCGGTCAGCAGGCCGAGCTTGGAAAGTCGCGGCGCGAGCTGCTTCCACTTCGCGCGCCCGATTTTGCCGAGGCCAGTCGGCGCGGCAGGCGCGCCAATTTTCTCCGGCTGAGGTTCGAGCGATGGGTCGCCGTCGCGGTCCTTTCGGTGCGTGCCGCGCGCGACCTTCACCGCCGTCGGTGTTCGTCGCGGTCCGCGCTTGCCCATCGTCGAAAAGACCCCAGAAAACGGTTTTGAAACTTGCCAAAAAATGTGCGCGCG